AGTCGGCGGGAGAGCTAGCCGACCGCGTTACCTCCGTGATGGGCGCGGCGAAGTCCCGCGCGACGACGATCGCCCGTACCGAGATGGGGATCGCGTATTCATCGGGTCGGTACGTCGGGATGAGGCAGGCGTCGATCACGAAGCACGAGTGGATCTCGGCGAAGGACGACGCCGTGCGAGAAGATCACAAGCCTGGGATCGGCGACGACGGCGTCGTCGTCGACGTCGGAACGCCGTTCCCGCATTCAGGGTTGCTCTACCCCCTCGATCCCGCCGGGCCGCCCGAGCAGGTGATCAATTGCCGGTGCACGACGGTCCCGGTCGTGACGGAGGAGTGAAGATGGAGAACGAGATCATGACGGCCGACCGAACGATCGAACCCGAGTCGAGGCTTCACACCGTCTCGCGCATCGTCAAGATGGACGAAGACAAGCGCGAGATCCGCCACGTTATCTCGACCGCGCGGCTCGATCGCTGCGGCCGATACATCGAGGTCGGCGGATGGCAGCTCGGCGAGTACCGGAAGAACAACGTCGTCGTCGCGAACCACGACTACGACATCGAGAAGCTGATCGGGAACGGCGTCGACGTCGCCGTCGTCAAGGACGAGCTTCAGGCGACGACGGTCTTCGGCCCCGAGGCGCTCGGTCCGCTCGCGTTCCGCCTCGTTCAGAGCGGGATGGCGAAGGCATGGTCCGTCGGATGGAAGGGCGTCAAGGGTCACTCGATCGGTCAAGGTGTTCAGGACGCGTGTAAGACGTGCGAGGACCTCGCGTCGAAGACCGACTGGGGTTACCACTACGTCAAGCAGTCGCTCTTCGAGTACTCACTCGTCGCCGTTCCCGCGAACCCGGACGCCGTGATGCGGCTCCAGGCCGCGGGATTCCCGATCTCGAAGACGGAGCGCGACCTTTGGATCGAGAGTTTCGGAACTGAACACGCCCACGCGGAGACCCAGGCCGAAAAGCCAGTCACCGCGGCGGCGCCCGATGGTGCGAATGCGGATGAGGTTCCGGTAACCGTCCCGGCGCGGAGCCCCGAGTTCTACGCCGGTCTCTTCGGTCTCACGCGCACGATCCACCGCAGGAACATGGCGCGCGCGGCGACCACCAACTTCGGACACAAGGAGTAGACCCATGGATCCGACTCAAGCAGCGATCGAGGCGGCGAAGAAGGCCGCGGCGAAAGACCCCGCCGTCGACGCGATCGCCGAGCTTTCTACGGCGATGCAAACGTCGATGGCGACGATCGAGGGCCAACAGGCTCAGAACCACCGCGAGACGCAGACCGTCATCGCGGGGGTAGACAAGAAGATCGACGATACGCGGACCGAGATGGCGATCGGCCTGAAGGTCCACGCGGACCGCATCAACGCGCTCGACCGCCGGACCGCGGCCGTCGGGATCACCGGCTTCCGGGACATCGAGGGCGTATGCCTCGCGGCCCTCGGCGACGAGGAGCGGAAGAATATCGGGATCGTCGCGGCGTCGATGCCCGCCTCGATCCGCTCGCGGAAGGAAGACTTCCCGATCCTTTCGAACCCCGTCGCGGCGACGCTCGTCGCGTCGTGGCTTCACGTGTCGTTGAAGATCCAGAAGCGCCGGTTCGGCTCGCAGCAGGAGGAGACGGCGCTCTGGCAGCAGATGGCGAAGTACGAGAAGGCTCTCTTCGACCTCTTCCCGCACGAGAAGGCCGCCGCGTTTACCTCCGTCGGCGGCGACACGCTCGGCGGCGCGTGGCTCCCCGAGCCCGTGGCGACCGAGCTGTACCGTCTGATCCTCGACAACTCGGTCATCGCTCCGCTCGCCTCGCACGTCCCGATGACGACGAAGACCCTCGACCTCCCCGTCGAAGGATCGTCGTCCCTCAACGTCTCGTGGGGAACGGAGAACGTGGCGATTACGGATTCGGTCCCTGCGTCGAACGTGACCGACAAGATCACGCTGACGGCGGTTCGCCTGAACGGGCGCGCCGTCTCCTCGATGGAGCAGCTCCAGGACTCGCCGGTCTCGATCCTCTCGTGGGTTCAGACGAAGCTTACGGAGATGGCGGGCCGTGCCATCGACCAACAGGCGCTCGAAGGGACGGGCTCGCCGTTCACCGGGCTTTCGAACGCGACCGGTGTCAACGAGATGACGGTCGCCGCGAACGGCGATCTGGTCACGTACGGGTCGCTCGTCGATCTGGTCTTCAAGGCTCGCGAGCGGGCGTCGCGCGAGGGCGCGCGGTTCTTCGTTTCCCCCGAGACGATGGGGAAGATCGTCGGACTCGTCGACACGCAGGGACAGCCCATCGTTCAGTTCGGGAACGTCCCGAACGCGTTCGCGGCGTCGATCCTCGGGTTCCCGGTCGAGGTGCACTCGGTGATCCGCGCCGACCGCACGTACGGGACCGGAACCGGCGGATCGAACGTCTACTTCGGACCTCCGAAGCAGATCGTCATCGGCGACCGGATGGGGATGGCGTGGGACGTCTCGGACATCCCTGGCTTCACCACGGGCGAGGTTCACATGCGCCTGATCGCCCGTCTCGCCATCGCGATCGCGGTGCCGAAGGCGTTCTCACGGCACGCGAACTACAAGGCCGTCTAGCTCTGAACTGAAACGCGCCGCCGGGTCGGCCTTCGGCCCGGCGGTTTTTCGGAGAACGCACGATGGATACGACGATCGGAAGCTCGACGGCGGCGATCGAAGAAGCGGCGGAGTTCTCCCCGTTCGCCGCCCGCGTCTGGATCACCGCCGTCGAACTTGCGCTCGTCGTCGTCGGGATGCGTGACCGTCTCCGGTGCCCCGACTGCCGGAAGGTCGGGACGTACAAGCCTCACGGTTCGTTGATCACGGAGCGCGGTGGTCGGCCCGTCGCGCGTTGGCTCTGCAAGTGGTGCGGGTTCTACCGAGGACCCGAGAAGACGATCTTGCGGGCGACGATCCGCGACTTCGTTTGGCGCGTCCCGATCCTCCTCGGCGAGGAACTCGACACGCCGAAGACTCGACTCGAACGGGACGCCGTCGCTCATGGGGAGAAGCGGCCGCCCGATCCCTGGTTCGGTTAGGAGTTCTCGAATGATCGCGATCATCCCGTCCATCGGCCGCTCGCCTCGGTTGACGACCCTCGTCCGTACGCTCCTCGACGACGGTGTGACGGTTCACGTCGTCGACAACGCTCGCGACAAGCAGACGAAGGCGGTCATCGACATGGTTTCGTCGGGCGCGGGTGTGTTCAACGGGAGCGATCGCGTCAGAGTTTACTGGAGGCCAGGACAAGGCATCTACAAAACGTGGAACTATGGCCTCGACCTCGGCGCGTCGCGCGGCGAGAACGTCCTCGTGCTCAACGACGACATCGTTCTCGAGCCCGGCGCCGCGGTCGCCATCGAGAAGATTCTCGATGCGTCCGGCTTCGGGATCGTTTCCTTCTTTGACTCTGGTCTTCCTAACCAAGTTGCGCTTCGTCCCGCGGACCCGAGCATCCTCATCGCGGACACGACGATACCGGCGTCGTTCGGCCGCGCTCACGGGCTCTGCTCGTACGCGTTCGTCGCGAATCCGAAGCTCTGCGCTAGAGCGGACGAGCGTTTCATCTGGTACTGCGGAGACCCGGATTTTTTCTACACCACCGCGAAGTCCGGAGCGCGGATAGGCGTGGCTCATTCGGTGACCGTACAGCACTTCGATAAACCAGGTCAGACGACCGGAACCCCGGACGAGGTCGTCAACGAGATCCTTCCGAAGGGTTGGCGAGAGCATGATATCGCGCTCATCCACGAGAAGTGGGGGCCGAACGCGGGTGCGGACTAGGACCCGGAACCAGCGAAGCCATATCTCTTCATCGGAATCCCGAGCTTCGGCGGGAAGCTCTCCGCCGCGCTCCACCGTTGGGTCTCGTCGATCGAGGTTCTCTCGGCGACAGACCAGTTCCCGTACGCCGTCTCGGTCGCGATCCTCGAGGGCGTCTCTCCGGTTCAGTACGCGAGGAATGTCCTCCTCGGGATGGCGCGCGCTTCGTTCCGGACACCGAAGGACCGCGTGCTCCTGATCGACGACGACATGATTCCCGACGAGACGACCGCGCGCGTCCTATTCTCCCCAGCCGACGTCGCGGTCCCGAAGATGTACCGCTTCCGCCACAACGGGGCGCTCGCGATGACAGAATCGGAGAACCGGCCGCCGGAGATCGCCTGCTGCGCGACGATGGTCAAGAAGAACGAGGAGACCGGCGAGGAAGACCGCTTCGACCTCCTCTTCAATAAAGACGCGACGACGATGGTCAAGGTCGACGCGGCCGGGACCGGGTGCATCGCGATCAAGCGCGCCGTCGTCGACGATGCGCGGTTGGAGGTCGGTCCGCCGGACGACGACGGGACGCCCGCTATGTTCCGCATGGTGCAGTCCGCGTCTGGCAGGATCTCCGAGTGGGAGGATGTCGACTTCACGCTCCGCGCGACGCGCCTCGGTTATTCGGTCGTCGTCGATACCGGCGCTCGTTGTGGGCACAGGAAGGCCATCAATTTGGATGCCGTGGCGGAGTTGGTGCTCGGCGACAAGGCTCCGACGCGGGCCAAGGAGGAGGTTTCGGTATGACGTACACGGCGAAAGCGGAGACCGACGGGGTCGGGATCGAGGGGGAGACGCCGATACTCGGCGTCGACTACGTCGATTCGATCCTCACGATTGCGAACACGGTCGATCCGAAGTACCTCGAGCTTCACGGGTACTCGGACTCGGCCGACGACACGTTGACGGCGAAGGGCGCCGCGGACGGTTTCGGCGACATCGCCGATCCGATCGACGAGCTTCCGAATTACGTCGCGGTTCAACCGCCGGAACCACCGGCTACGACCATCACGGACGAATATTTGCTTCTCCACGGCTACGCAACCCCATAGGAACGGAGGACGATATGACGAGACGGTTGATCTATACGAAGAAGGCCCAGAAGGACGGCGTCGGAACGGTCGGAGCGGTGGCCGTAGAGACGGCTCGGTTCTCGTTCGCGTACCTCGAGCTTCACGGGTACGCGGTCGACCCGCGCGCCACGAACCCGGGCGCCGCGCCCGTGACCGCGTCGGGCACCGTGTCGACCGCGGCGGACACGATCGCGTCGGACAAGGCCGTGGCCGCGTCCTACGCGGGCGGCGTTGCAACTGGCGCGATGGCGTCCCCCGCGAAGGTCGCGTCCGGACCGGCGGCGGCCGAGACGAACCCGAGCACCAAGAAGTCTGAGGTGGTCGATTCCCACGGGAAAAAGACCCCGTGAGTCGACGAGAACTGACGATGAAGGTCGTCATGCGGAAGGGAAACGCGTCAGGGCGGCGCGCGGGCGCCGTCCTGACGCTCGAGGTCCCCGAGGCGAGGAAGTGGATCGCCAACGGGTGGTGTGACCAGTACGACGAACCGAAGGCCGAATCGAAAGACCAGACGATCGCGACCGCGGAGGAGTAGACGATGAGCGCAGAACGTCTCGAGCTTCTTCCGGCAGGGACGCAACTCGCGTCGGCCTCAGGAGCGTGGTTCTCGATTCCGTCGGCGAGCATGGCGATGGTCGTCGTCGTCGTGACGGCGGTCTCGGCGTTGACGGCGTTCGACGTCTACCTCGAAGGTTCGGCCGACGGCGGCACGACCGAGTTCGAGATCCCCGTCGACGTCGCGATGAAGCACTCGGGCGCGGCGGGCGTGGGGAACCTTCCGACGACAGGTCTCCCGGGCGTGACCGGGGTTTCGGGTCGCAACATCAACAACAGTGACGAGACGGTCGCGAAGCACGTCGGCATCTACCGGAACCTCGCGTGCGATCGCATTCGGGTCGCCTGGAAGCTGACGGGGACGTCGGTGGCGTTTTCCGTGAAAGCGGTGGTGAAGTAGCGATGTCTGTTGTCGTGATCTCGGACGTCAATGCCTGGAAGGGCGGTAACGTCGTCGAGTCCGCGCGCGAGCCCGCGCTCGAAGCAGCCATCGCGGCCGCGACGTCGTGGGTCGAGCGCGAAGGCGGGCGCCGGAGTCTCGAAAAGAAGCGAGTCACGGTCACGATCGACGGTTCACGCGCGGAGGGATACGGTCGAACGGACCTCTGGCTCCCTTCGGACCTTCGCCCGGTCTGGCACCTCGCCCCGGACGACCTCGTCGCCGTCTCCGAAGACGGCGCTGCCTTGACCATGGCGTCTGGGTACTCGTCTTCCGCAGACGTCCGCGTCCGGAACGCGAACGAGGATTCCCCCGTGATGCTCTTTCGGTACGGCGGTTGGTACGCGGATCGGCAGAACGTCGTCGCCTCGCTGACGGTCGGTTGGGACACCGACCCGGCCGCGACGTTCATGCCGCTTCCGGCCGCGGTCCGCCAACTCGTCGTCGAGCTGTCGTGGTCGATGTTCAACGGCGCGACGAAGCTGGGGAAGTCGAGCGTTTCGAAGTCCGGCGCCTCCGTCTCGATCGAGGATAGTTTGTCCCCCGCGTCGCTCTCGACGCTGAACTCCATGAGGGATTTCTAGGTGTCCGAGATCATCAAGCTCGACATCGACGCGATGGTGGAGCGGTTCCGGTTCCTCGGGAAGAACCTCGTCCCGACGGTCTACACGGCGATGCTCGTCTCGGCGAATCGGATGGTCCGCGACGTCAAGTTGAAGCGGCTCTCCGGTCCGCGCGGGGCGCCGGGTAAGCTCGGCGTCGTCACCGGCGCCGCGGGCCGGTCGATGACCGACATCGTTCGGTTCCAGAACGACACGATCGCGGCGATCCTCGGCTCCGGTTTAGGGTACGTCAAGGCGCACGAGGAGGGCTTACACGGGGTTCAGAACGTCAAAGCGCACGTTCGTCGACGTCTCGGCGTTATCAAGGCCGTCTCTATCGCGCAGGCGACGCGCGGGAAGGTCATCAAGCGCGGCGCGGTGACCGCGGCGCAGAAGAGGAAGGGTGCGATCGCGGTCAAGGCGCACTCCCGCAAGGCCAACATCATCGCGAAGTGGTTCATCCGTGACATGGTTCGCGAGGCGAAGCAGCCGACCGAGCGACGCATCATGAACGCTCTGATGATCGCCGTGAAGACCGGGCGCGTCCCGGCGCCTAATCAGATCGGCGCGTGAAGGGGGTCGACGAAATATGTCGGTCAGCAAGCAGGGAGCCGTCGCCGCCGCGCTCGCGGTTATCCGCGGGATCGCCGGGACTGGGTCCGGACATAAGACGAACCTCGAGGGCCGCGCCTACGGCCGGTTAATCCTTCCGATCGACCCCGAGGAGTCGATCGCGCGCCCGTACGTTTGTCTTCCGCTCGACCAGGAGGGCGAGACCGTCGAGTACGCTGGGATGGGGTTCACGTCGAAGTGGATCGTTACCGGGTACGCGTTCTTCGACGACAACATCGCGAGTGACAAGCTCGACAGCTCCGGCGCCGTCGCGGCGAACGACTTTCGAGACGACGTCATCGCGTCGTTCATGCGCGATCAGTACCTCGGTGGACAGGTTCTAGACGTCGAGGCCGTATCGTTCGATACCGCGGCCGCGAGCGACGGCGACCCGACGACGTGGTTGATATTCAGGGTTCAATTCACCCAATTCGGCGGGGCGGATGATCTCCTCGCTTAGGAGGATTCGACGATGACGAAGGCAGCGGTGAGTGCCACGGAGACGACCGGGGGCGTCGCGAGGAAGTTGATGTTCGGAGGACCCGCGCTTCCCAAAGACGGGAAGTCGGAGACTTGGTACATGCACAAGAACGAGGGCGATCCTCCCGGCGTCTACGGTGGGCAGGTGTTCGTCAAGGCGGGCGACGTCGTCGACTACGACCGCGTCGAGAACGCGGAGAGTTACATCGAAAGAGGGATCGCAACTCTGATCACGGAGTAATCGAGAGGCCGCGAACCGGCCGGGAGAAAAACAGATGGCACAAGACTCCACTAAGGTCCTGGTCGGCCCGGGCATCATCAAGGTCGGTGCGTACGTCGCGGCGGGCGCGGCCGCCTCGCCGCTCACGGAACTCGGCCACACGGCGTCTCCGACCACGCTCTCGTCCTCGCTCGAGTTCCAACGGTTCTCCAGCGAACAGGCAACCGGGGACATCATCGTCAAACCGATCGGGGCGCAGTTCCAGATCAAGGTCGACATCATGGAGGTCGTCGCGGAGAACCTCCGCGTCGCGCTCGCTCAGGTCGCCGGTCAACTTTCCGGCTCCGCTCCGAACCAGACGATCAAGATCACGGACCCGGTCGAGCAGTACCACCAGATCGTGATCATCGGTCCCGGTTTCGGCACGTTGAAAATCCGAACGATCACCGCGTGGCGATGCTCCGCGGGTGGGCTCGAGCCGATCTCGTTCGACAAGAAGGGACTCCAGAAGTACGCG